CGTGACTCCGCACTTGGCATGATTCCCTTCGAGTTCGCTGCCGACTCCAGCAAGGTCGGCGGGGCAGGTGTGCGCCTGATCGTGGCCAAGGCCGACCGCCGGTTCTCATTTCGCCAGATGATCCTCGAACGTCGCCTGATCCGCCCGGTTTGGGCCTACGTTGTGGGCGATGCGATTGCCCGTGGAATCCTACCCCCCGTGATTGGTTGGTGGAAGGTGGCGACGGTCCCGCCCAAGCGGGTCACGGTGGATGCCGGCCGGGAGGCACAACAAAACCGGGCCGATGTGGAGGCGGGACTCAAGACGCTTTCCGACCACTACGCCGAACTTGGCGCTGATTTCCGCGAAGAGATCGAGCGTCGAGCCGCCGACGCGAAGCTGATCCTTGAAACCGCCGCCAAATACGGTGTGCCACCTGAAATGCTCTGGAAGCCATCGGGGATGTCGATTTCACCGCCGGTGCCCGACGAACCACCGCCCGGTCGTTGACACGCTGGCAGGTGCGTGACCAGCGACCTGATCCAGACCCGCGAATGGCTGATCCAGCCGGAAGCCCTCCATGCGATGGCGGCCACCACTCGTGCCTTTCATGACCGGGGCGGTAGCCTCCCGGCGTCCGCTCCGACCAGTGAGTTGCTAGCCATCGAGGACGGCATCGGCGTGGTCGCCATCAACGGACCGATCTTGCGCAAGCCGGGGATTTTCGCCCGCCTCTTCCTCGGTGCCACCGACTCGGAGGAAATCGGTGCCGCGCTGCGTGAAGCAGGTGGTCGGCCCGACGTGAAGGCCGTCTTCCTCGACATCGACTCTCCCGGCGGCACCGTGCTTGGCACTCCGGAATTGGCCGCCGCCGTTGGCACGCTCAACGAAAGCAAGCCGGTCTATGCGTTCTCCTCCGGGCTGATGGCGTCCGCAGCTTACTGGATCGCCAGCCAGGCAAGCGCCATCTATGCCACGCCTTCCGCTCAGGTTGGATCAATCGGTGTCGTGCAGGCAATCCTCGACGACAGCCAAGCCCTCGAAAAGCGCGGACTCAAGGTCGAGGTCTTCGCGGTCGGCAAATACAAGTCTATTGGCGCACCGGGAACGCCACTCAACGATGACCAGCGAGACCTGATCCGCTCGAACCTCGCCGAGATTGCGCGGGAGTTCCATGCCGCAGTGCTGGCGAATGGCCGCGCCATTCCGGCAGAGGCGATGGAAGGCCAGACCTTCAGTGGCCGGCAAGCGCAGCGTCTCAATCTCGCGGGTGTGGTCCCGGACCGTGCCGAAGCCCTGCGGCGGCTCCGCGTCTATCACGCGGCGGTTGACACGGGAGCACGGACGATGAGCACCGCTCTTGAAGACCAACTCGCCGAGGCCCGCACGCAGGCGGAAACGCTGCAACGGGATCACCAAGCCCAGACCGAACTTCTCAACGAAGCGTCGTCCAACCTCGAACGCCTGCGCGGCGAGGTCGAACTGCTTGCTGCGGAAATCGACACGCTCAAATCCGAGCGCGACACGGCGACTGCCGAAGTCACCACGCTGCGCAAGCAGGTCACTGACCTCCAGGCATCGCAGACCGACTTCGACAAACGCGTCCAGACCGAGGTCGCCCGCGTCGTCGCCTCCACCGGCACGACCACCCCGGCCCAGGTGACGCCCGCCGGTGAATCCACTCAGGCCGCCGACCTCCACGCGCAGTTCGCCGCGATCAAGGACCCGGCCGAACAGACCGCCTTCTGGCGGAACCTCACCCCCCAGCAGCAAGCCCTCATTCTCAAACACCAAGCCTGATAGACCGCCATGCCCAACACCCTTACCAACGTCAAAGACATCAAGGTCGCGCAACGGGCGCTCATGCCCTTCACCGCGAACCTGCTGCCTGTCACTGCGTTCTCGACCAACTTCGGTCCCCAGCAGGCCGACAAAGGCGACACCGTCCGCGTGCCGCTGGTCGGTGCCCCGTCCGGATCGAGCGACTTTGCCGGTGACTACACCGCCAACGCCGATTCGACCGTCACCACCATCCCGGTCACCCTCAACCGCCACAAGTTCAAGACCGTCCACGTCACCGCCCGCGAGGCGTCCGAGACGGCCATGGACCTGCTCGATACCCTGGTGGAAACCGCCGCCCAGCAACTCGCCCAGGACGTGCTGCTCGACATCATGACGGTCATCACTCAGGCGAACTTCGGCGCTCCGCTCCCGGCCGTTGCCGCGACCAACTTCGATTACAAGAAGGTCCTCAACATCCGCGAAGAGTGCGGCAAGGTGAAGATGCCCGCCTCGCCCCGTTCGCTCGTGCTCGACGCCGGTCACTACACCAACCTGCTCGCCGACGACGTGGTGGCCAAGAGCTTTAACATGAACCTTAGCGCCCCGGGCGTCACCGAAGGTCTGATCAAGCGGCTCGCCGGATTCGACCTCCACGAAACGGTGGTGATCCCGGCCGACCACGCCGAAAAGCTCGTCGGTTTCGCCGTGCATCCGAGCGCCGTCGCGGTGGCCATGCGCTACCTCGTGCCGGTCGCCGAATACCAGCAATCCGGAGCGGTCACCGATCCGCAAACCGGCATGACCTTCGGCTACCTGCGCTTCACCGACACCCGCGCCAACAAGGTGTTCGTCACCATCGAATGCCTCTACGGCTTCACCATCGGCAAGACCGACGCCCTCAAGCGCATCGTCAAACCCTGAGCCATCCACCCCTAGCAGAACATCGCCATGACTCCATTCAGCTTCACCGGCAATGCCGGAACCACCCTCAGCCATGTTGTGATCCCCGCAGGCGGGCGCGACCGTGTCCGGCTCCAATACGCCAGCGCCACCTCCGACAAGGCGGGCTCGCTGTTGCTCTTCCGCGCACAGTCGCGGGCCACCACCGTGACTGCCACCAGCGCGGCCAACCAGACGGTGATCAACGCACCGCCCTATCCAGGTGCCACCGCCAACGACGTGGTGGTCCTGTTCTCTAACGCCACCGGAACCGGCGTGCGTGGAGTGGTTGCCTCGGTCGATGCCAACGCGGGCACCATCACCCTCAACGCCAACCTCAACCTAGCGCTGGCACCGGGTGACACTGTCTCGCTGATGACCTCTCGCGGGCAGGTTCCGGTCGGCAACACGACCAAGGAGGTCAACGCCCCAACGGTGTTCGCGGTCAACGAGGGACCCGCCCTCATCGAGTTGGACGGCACCGCCGCCTGCCGCATCAACCTGGTGGCCGGCGAGTATTCCTGACGCGCGCTCCAGGAGGACAAACGTGATTCATGCGCACCCTCTCCGGGAAACCGGAGGGGGTGTTTCATTTTGACAGCCTCCCCCCAGCATGAGTCTCGAATCCGACATCATCGCCGACTTCCAACAACTCCTCACCGAGCACGGCGTCCAGGCGAAATGGAAAACCCTCGATCTTGATGTCCTCCTCAGCCGCGTCCGGGCGGAACAGCAGATCGACCTCGGCGGCTTCGTCGCATCGCCGGATCTGAGCCTGCGTGTCCTCAAGACCGCCTTCCCCGGCCCGCTGCCAAAGTTCGGCGAGCGCATCGAAGTGGACGGCAACGATTACCGCATCGCCAAAGTGGGCAACCACCCGCGCTCACCATTGCTCACCCTCAACCTCACCACCACCGATGAGTGACGACGCCATCCGCTTCACCGCCAGACTCAATGGCGATGCCGAAGTGATCCGTCTGCTGCGCCGCCATCCCGAAAAGATCAGCCGCACGCTCGAATCCCTGGTGAAACAGGAAGCACGTGGCCTCGCCGTCGAACTCGCCCGCAACACCCGCCCATTCGGGTTCTCAGAAAAAGCCCGCAAGTCCGGCGAGCTGGCCGCAGCCAACGATATCCAGGGCGTGTTCGCCATCCCATCGGCAGCCTTCGATGAGATCCGCAAGGCCGACCCTGCCGCCGCCGACCGCTTCTGGGCGAACATCCAGAACCGCCGCTTCACCCGCGCCGAAACCGCCCTCCGCAACTCCAGCTCCGGGTGGAACGACCTGCGCGTTGGCCGGCTCGATCCGGCACTTCACCAATGGGGGCAGTTGGGTGCCGCCAAGCCGAAGCAGGTCGTCACCAGCCCGAAAGCCCTCGACACCTACATCGCCCGCATCCAGCGGCGGGTTGGCTTCGCCAAAGGGTCGTGGATCAATGCCGCCAAAGCGATCGGTGGCCGGGTGAGGGGAGCCGCCCAGTGGACCACCCGCCACAAGCAAGCCCCCGGCACCGCCACCGTGCGCACCGGCAACAAGCCATCGGTCACCCTCATCAACAACCTCGACTACATCGAGGACGTCACCACCTACACCGGCATCAATCTCGCCCTGCGAATCGCCGCCGCCCGTCTCCGCAAAGCCCTCGCCACCTCGCTGCGCAAGATCAACGAACGGGCGAGCCGCACCACCCGCCGTGCCGGTTGACGCGCCACCACCGGTCAAGATGCCAAACCTCATCGAAGACCGCCTCTCCTCGCTGCTCGCCACCTGGATCAACGACCATCGCCCCATCGGCTTCCCAAACGCCGCCACCCTGCCGGTTCACGTCGCCCGCCGGGACGAACTCCGCTCGCGCCCCTGCGTCGTCATCCACACCTCCGACGCCAAGCCCGTCAGCGGCCTGCCACACAGCGCCCGCATGCAGCTCGACGTGCATCTGTTCTCACAAGTGGACGACACCCCGGCGGAAACCCACGCCGCATGGGCCGGCCAACTCGTCGTCCTACTCCAAGGCAAAGCCGCCATCCAGGCCGACCTCGAATCCACCACCTTCATCCTCCACGACCTGATCGCCCGCGAGACCGTCACCAGCCCGGACGAATCACGCGGCCGCGAATCTGTCCTCGGCTTCGAAGCGGTGGTTTCCGCCATCTAGTTGACACGCCGCCCGCCGTCAAATGGCCGCGACTTTCCTTGGCACCACCGGCAACTGGGGCATCCCGAACGATCAGGATGGACTCCTCATCACCGACTTGTCCTTCGACTTTTCCAACCAGGAGAAAACCGTCCTCAGCAAGGGCGGCGAGGTGATCGGCCTCTCGCTCTATCAGGAGAAGGTCGAAATCAAACTCTCCGGCCTGGTTGCTAAAACCTCGTCGTTCAGCGGCAAGATCGGCGCGGCCATCGCGCTGGCCAATGCCATTCCCGCCCACCTCCAACAGGCCACCGGCGGCACCACCATCCTCATGCAGGTCAGCCGCAGCCTCAACAACGAGGACTTCGAGAAAATCGACCTCACCGCCACCCACTATCCGTTCGTCACCACCAGCGGCGGAGCCTGATTCGACCCTCTCCACAGATCCAAAACATGAACGCAGTATCCCATCTCTCCGCCACCTCCACCAGCAACACCTGCCTGGCCGCCGCGCTCACCGCTGTCGGCATCCCGCTGGCCGAAAAGCCCTTCGTCCGCGTCGTCGGCGAGGACATTCGGGGCGAGCGCACCGTCTGGTTCTTCGATCCGCAGAGCCCGTGCGGAAAGTTCCAGACCAAGGAACTCATCGCCGCCTGGCATGACGAAGCCTGGCACCTCGCCAATCCCGAGCATCCATTCGCCTACATCAAGTGCGCCCTCATGAACCGCCAGCGGCTCGTGGACAAGGTGAAGCAGAACGTCCCCATCGCCTGCGTGAAGCGCCGGGGCAAGATCGCCTTCATCCCGCTCGATGCCTCGCCGCGCACCGAAGATCTGTTTCTCCGCTACCTCTGATCCCATGAACGACACCGCCCGCCAGTCACTTCTATCTGCCGCCTTCCATGACGTTGAAACCATCGTCGGCGGCCACGCCATGCGCCCGCTCTCCCTGGCCAGCTACGACGTGCTCCTCCGCACCGGCAATCCACTGGTAAAAGGCGAAACGCCCGCCGAAGGCACACAAGAGTTCACCTCCTCGATCATGGCCTTCGTCTATGCCCACTGCGCCCCATGGCCCGAGGTCGTCCGCGCCTCATTCAACGAGCAGGCATTTCGCGAAGCCACCCTGATCTTCTGCGGTAGCCTCACCCCAGCCGACTTCCAAACCGCTTTCGCCCGCCTCGAACAACAAAGCCGGGAACTGGAAGCCGCCCAAGTGGAACCCGTGTCGGGACTGACCGGAAAAAAGCCGAGCCCCCGTGCGACGAGCCCGGTTTCCTAGCCGCCCAAGTCTTCACCATCGCCGCCGAAACCGGCTGGCCCGAGGAGCGGATTCTCCACATGCCGCTGGCTCGACTTGCTCAGTATCAACACTGCCTGCTGCGGCGCAACGGCGTGCGGGTGGCATTCTCGTCCCAGAGCGAGCGTGGCGACGCAAGGGCTGAACTCGGGAAGCTTCGTCTCGAATTTGGAATTGAAAAAAGCGGGGCGGAATCCTAAGGAGTCGATCAGTCCTACTCTT